CATATTTGTCCTTCATAAACATTGAAGTCTGCATTATACTCTTGATTGAACTCTGCCTCTGACATTGTCTTTTTTGCTTCTACAATATCTTGTTCAGATACTCTAGGATTTTCTTCCCAAGTAGCACGGATAGACATCCATTCTGGATATTCTTCACTAAATCCTCTATAGTAAAAATCTGCAAACCAATTATTTCTTCCACGAGGTGTAGAAATAAATATTGCTTTTGAGTTTTCTTTATCTAGTGTAGGACGTAGTGCGACATTGAAAGCATCTTTTCCGTCTACTAGTGCTGCTTCATCAAATATTATTAAATCATAACTTCTACCAACAACTGAATCAACTTGATTCACTGAACCCATTCTTATAGTAGATTGATTAGATAGTTCAATAACTTTATCTTTTGCATTGTCTCTTATCACTTCTAAATCAAAGTGTTTGATAAGATTTCTTTGTAAATCAAAGGATATTTGTGATAAGGAGTAGTTTGGTGACATTAGTAGTACATGACTACCAGGAACTAGACAAACGAGTTGTCCAATTATATTTGAGATATAAGTTTTTCCTTGTCTACGTGAGATTGCTGCGCATACAAATCTATATTTAGGGTTATTAATAGCATTTATAATTGCATTTTGTGATGTATTAGGTGTAATACCTAATAAGTCAAGATAGCCATGAATAGGCAACTTGATAAATCTGTCTTCGCTATTATAGTTTACTAAGTCATTGTAAACTATGTCTTTTCTACTTACTTCAATCAATGTATAGTTTGGTTATTAAATAAATTTTCAGTTCCCTCTAGTAGTTTTTGTTCCTCAACAACATTATAGAGGTATAAATAAGCAGCCGTAATATCTTTTAAGTTTTTCTCTGACGGTGATAGTTCACGTTTTTCTTCAGTATCCATAACTCTATTTAAAAAAGTAGTGCTATGTGTAACGGCTTCATCTAGCCATAGTTTTCTTCCGTCTGTTTCAAAGTTATCATCATCAAATTTCATCTTCTTCTTTTTATTCCCTTAACGTGTTTTTGAGACCTTGGTGGTCGTTTAGTACTTCCACCTTTTCCTGCCCAAAAAACTTTATTTGCCCACCAAGCTGCTGAAGACTTTCCTTTCGCAATATTTTTACGATGTCTTGCTTTGAAACTTCTTCTAGCTTCTGGACTGTAATTATGACCCATGCCTTGTGCACCGAATCTAATTATCTTTACTTTTCCATCGACTCTAACAGCAACAACTGCCTTCTTAGTAGGGTGACTAGGTGTTCTTTTCGGTTTATTTAAACTTGAAAGACCTGCCCTTTTTAATCTAGCCTTTTCTGCTGCTGTAAGTGCCATTATCTACCTCGTCTTGGTAAAATTCTTCCAGCTCCTCTTTTTCCAAAAGTTGCTCTTCTAGGATTAGCTGTTTTACCAAATCTAGGTCCTATTGCTGAAGGTGCTGCACTATATCTAAATGCTTCTATGCTGTAGTTGTTCTTAGTATTAACTAATGCTCCTGCAGCTGCATTCATTTCTCTAGTGACACCTCTCTTTAGTGTATGTTTACGAATCTTCTGAGTATTATGAACTCCAGTAGGTCCGCTAAGAAATCCGCCTTGTCTAGCCATTTTTCTTTTTCCTTAAAGCTCTCTCGTAAACTCCGTGAGAACTACCTGGCATAAATCTCTTGTCTTTTCCTCTGCCATGAGAGTGTATGCCTTTTAATCCAAGCTTTCTTGCTCTTTTTCGAGCTGCTCCAGCTGTTCTGTATATATCTTTGTTTTTGATATATGTTTTGTGTTTTGTCTTGTTGATTGCCATTGTCTAACTTTAACGCCCATTTCTTCTACGAGTGCGGCGAGTCTTCTTACTTTTTCTTCCATTTCTTTTAAAAGTTGAAACCATTGTTGGTTTACCGCCTGGGTTGCCAGCTGCTCTTTTTCTTCTGACTGCTGAACGAATCTGAGCTTTTGTCATTCTTGCAGCCTTACTTGCTGGTACACATTTTGGATATCCTCCAGCTTTTTTGCCTCTTGCAGATTTTCTACCGCAAGGAGCATATCCACCACCTTTTCTTGGTCGAGATATATCTACCCAACCTTCTTTAAACCATTTAGTTAAACCACCACTATGTCCGGGCATTATCGTTTAACTCCCATTCTAAATCTTCCGCCTCGTTTTTTATAAGTTCTTACTAACCACCCATTTGCATATGCTGATGGATATACCTTAAACTTTCTCTTTGCTTCAGCTTTTACTCTAGCATAAAGAGAAGGATTTGTAGGTACTGGTCTTTTCTTAGCGGCCTTTCTTCGCCCTCTTTTTCTTACGTGTCTTGGCATTGTGTGCTTTTCTTAATCCTGCTTTTGCAGACTTGAAGATTGATGCGACAGTTTTCTTTCCCATCACTCTTGCTCGTTGTTCTCCTACAGTTAGTATTTGTATCTTTCTAGCATAAGATTTACGAACTCTTTTAACTTTTCGTACTGTTGCTCTTGCGTCTTTTGCAGTAGCAAACTTAATTCTTACAGTATCTTTTGGATTCTCGTCAGTGTATAGTCTTCTACCACTACCTTTTGGCTTTTTTCCTGTTCCGACTCGCGGGTCTTTTCTTTTTACCGCCATTTCTTTCCAAACTATTTAAAAGTGCAATCATCTTTCTTGCACTTTCCTTAGACTTAGCTTTTGCCTTTTTTACTAATCTTCCGTTTCTCATTTTACGGTAAACGACTAAGTCTTTTACTACATAAGGCATTACGATTTTGCTTTTTCTTCTGCTTCTATCATTTTATCTTTGATATCAACATTTCCGTCCCAGTTCTTATCTTTTCCTGAGATAATGTTCCAAAGTTTTAGAAACTTAAACTTGATATAATCTATCATTTTTTATATTTTCCTCCTCGTTTTCTTCTAAGACAATATTGTTTTTGAGAAAATCCTTTTGGATTATTGCAATTAATTTTACGTTTTCTTTTTAACGACCATTTTTTTGCCATATCTTAGTTCCATTAAATTTTCTCTATCTTGTTGTATGATAACAGGGACTGGAGTCTGATTATTACCACCCTTAGTAAAAGAGGGGTGTGACCATAAATATTCACATCTCTCTTGGCTATCATTTCTGTGTGCCACGAATTCATCAATCGCATTAAGCGTTAGGTCATCACCTGTTAGATACACAATCACCTCCCAGGGTAAGTTCCTCCAGTTTAGTTCATTCAACTTAATAATGTCTTTGTCAAACTGAGTTATTAACGTTGTTCCTTGAGTATAACTTTGTAGACTCCAAGGACATACATGTTTAATAGAGTGAAAGTATTTTAACCAATCAACCTCTACTTCTACGTTTTTTCTTTTTGCCACCTTTTTTCTTTTTCTTTTTCTGACTTCTCAGAATTGCTTCTTGTAAGGCTTTTGGCAGTTTACGTTGTTTTGCTGTAAGTGCCATTATCCTCTAGACCTTTTCTTCTTCTTCTTCTTTTTCTTATGCATTGCCATAAGAGTACTCCTACGTCCACTTATTTAGTGGACACGCTGCCCATCGTATTTTAGTTTTGAGGGGCATAAAACATTTGCATTCTTTGCAAATCTTCCAAGTCTTGTTGAACTTATCACAAACTTGACAGATTTCAATTCTTTCCTGCCAAGAGTTTTTTGTATTGTTCTTCCGCGATTTCTTTTGTTGCATAACCTACAGGGGCTCCATCAAATCTCCAGAACCCGTCTTCTAAGTAAACTACTTCTTTACTTTTTTCTTTTGGTGACTTTTTAATGTCTTTCTTTGTGTATTCATCAAACATATTATATTACTCCATGAACTCCTAGTAACACTAGTACTAAGGTGGCTCCGCCTACGATTATTGACCCTGACGCTGTTATTAATATTGTCTCTATTCTTTTTATTGACACGTCCATGTCATCAAATCGATTAAACGCAGTCTTCCACCTTTCAGCACAGATGGCCTCGTGTTTTTCTAAATTTGCTGCTACTTCTTTAACTTCCATAATTGTAATTATATCAAAAATCTGACCTTTTGTCAAGTACTATTTTTCTATGGTATAGATTTTGACGGGTTCCGACTTTCCTTTGACTATAACTTCGTCTAAGAATTTGTAAGAGTATCCTTCTACTAAACTGTATTCAGATACTATCATTCCTACGTCATACTCTTTACATAAAGATTCTAGTCGAGCAGAAAGGTTGACGCTATCCCCAAGGACAGAGTAATCAAAACGATTGCTACTACCAAAGTTTCCAACCACCGCGATTCCTGTGTTGATTCCCGCTCCTGTATTAATTTTATCCAAGCCTTCTTCTGCGAGGGTGTCATTTAGTTTCTCCAATTCCTCTTTCATTTCTAAAAGAGCCTTAGTTGCGTTTTCCACTTGGTCTTCGTCTTCAAGTGGAGCGCCCCAAAATGCCATAATGCAATCGCCCATGTATTTGTCGATTGTACCACCATGTTTTAAAATTATTTGAGTCTGATTGTCTAAAAAACGATTAATCAGACTAGTAAGTCCTTGAGGGTCTGATTGGTATTTTTCCGAGATTGGTGTAAATCCTCTTATATCTGAAAAAAGGAAAGTTAGTCGTTTTGTCTCCCCACCCAATCTCAGTAATGTTGGGTCTTCTTGTAACTTTTTAACCATATCTGGACTTAGGTAGGTGCCAAATTGTTGTTTGATAAGAAGTTTCTGACGATACTCGGAAACGAAACTCACGAATGTATGGTATGCCCAAAACAGAATGGACATAACTACGATTCCGCTAACGTCAAACAAGTAAGAAGATTGATATAATTTCCAGGTAGCATATCCTGAGCCACCTAAAATTAGTAGCAATGCTGGAACTGAAAACCAAACAGATCTACTTGCAATAGCTAGTACTATAAGTGCAAATAAACTTGCAATATACTCTACACCAATAGCCCAACTTGGGGTACTGGGTGCTGTGCCCTCTATAAGATTATGTAGTATATTTGCTTGAATTTCGTGTGGATATTTTGCTCCCGCTGGTGTTGGTATTGGATTTGTGATTCCTTCTGCAGTAGTGCCAAATATAGTAAAGGGAGCTTCTATTGGATTATTGACAAACTCTACTGCTGTTTGTTTGTAAAATTTTGTATTCCAGTTTAAATAGATACGACCATTAGCATCTGTATTCATGAGGGGGTAAGATGGAACTCTTACCCACTCAATACCTTCTGGTGCTGTTTTTAGCTGGTACGAAATTTCTCCTACTCCTACTCTTAAGAGTTCCAAGGCGAAACTCGGGTAGAGTTTTGACTCTACGTTTACGACTAAAGGCAGCCGTCGTGCCACTCCGTCTATTTCTGGAGTAACGGTAGTCAGGCCTAGTCCCTTTGCGCTTGATTCCAGCATAGACTCTGTAGGTAAAATTCCTTGGAATTGATATAGCCATGGTCTTGGGTTTTCTCCTATCTCAGCAGTGCCAACATGAGGTCCAGCACTACTTACTTGTCTTGAAGCCGCAGCTGCAAGAACTGTTGGTGCAAATATCATAGTATCTGCAAAATCTTTATCATTTTGCGGATTACGAATATCTGGATTGGGCATTAGTACAGTAATTCCTGAAACTGTATTTACATTTGTAATAAGCTCAGAATATACTGTCCTTGGTAATGGCCAACCTCCATACTCTTTGATAAAGTTTTCATCTAAATCAACAATGAGTATGTTTTGATTTTGAACTGGCTCAGTATTCATTATGAGCCAGTCAAAAGTCTTTAACTCTAAAATTTTAAATGGATATGGATTCCATATTAAAATTAATAGTGCAAAAATTATGGTTATAGTTTTATGCATCGTTTCTTTGCTCTATCTAAAACTACAAAGTTATTTATAGCTGCAACTGAAGTTATAAGATTTATATACTTATAATCTTGAGCTGTTTTTGGTGGAATTAAAATAAATATAGAGCCTTTTAAAGCTACCATATCTTTCACTTCAGGTCTATCTGATAGAAACAAATTACTTTCCTTTACACAATCATATTGTAATCCTCGATAAGTAGAATAAATATCTAAACTTTGTGTTACCCAAAATAAAGTTTTATCGCCTAATGTTGGTGGCTCTGTAAGTGTAATTTCTAAATATTTTTCTTCATGCTCTCTTAATAGTTTAGCATCAGCTTCTATTTGTGCCATATTTAATTCTGTGGCGAGAGCATACTCTATCATTGTTGAGTTACATTGACTGTGCAGCCTCCGACAGTATAACAACTTTGTGTTAGACTGTAAGTTTGGTTTGTAGTACCAAGTTGTTGTAAGTTTAGAAACGTTGGTTGATTACCATATAAAGTAATCTGTGCATTATGGTTTGCACTCCCTGACTGCAACAAGTCTGTTGTTGAACTAGAAGTTGAACCATAGTAGTAAATTTGACTATAGTGAGTTCCAGTTCCTTCTTGCCACACTTCATGAGTTACATTACTCGCATGAATGTCTAACCAATGAGTATGAGTACCGCTTTGGTACACATCTACATCATTATTGTTGCCCCATATGTGTCTACCATATGTTGCTCCATCATACTGTATAACAGATTCATTATTTCCGATACCGTCAACATCTCCACCCCAGTTATAGCCAGAGCCCCAAAAGGGAACCCAAGAAATAGTATTATTTCCACCATACTGAGCAAAA